AATTTAGAGCATTTACATCTAAAAGTGAAACCCCTTTAGTTTTAGTTTTCATTTCATTTTTAGAAAATCCCAAATAGACATTTTAAAAATGTCCTTTTTCACTTTTATGAAAAATAGAATTGGAATTAAATCTCAAGGGTTCCAAAAAAGAATAACACCATAACTTATGAATTTTGCCGTTTACAATTTGCTTTAAGATCATTCATTGTGCTTTTCATTGATTGTATATTATCAGTATTTTTTTTTACGGTTGGATAAATTGACATACATGGTTCCAATGGATTTAAACTTTTAACAGATTTAACATCTTTTTCTAATTGAGAAATTTTATCATTTATTTTTTGTTGATTATTAGTTAACCCTTCTTTTAACAATTCGGGATATAGTAAATTATATAAAAATAGAGCAACAAATAAAATATTTAATAAATTTATAAATAAAGTGAGTTTCATTTATATTAATATATGTTATATTTTATTTTTAATTTTTATTTTATGTATATATAATAATGAGTAATTGTACAACAAATGATTGTATCCGTGTTAAATATGCCCGTAAATATTCACAACATTCAACTAAATTATCAAAAAATTATTATACCCGCAATGAAGAGTATTTAAAAGCAAAAAACAAAACCCATCGCCAAAACCAATTTACCTATTTTGTATCAGGCAATAAAGATTTATTACCAGGCGCTCCAACAACAGGTTCTAATGCATATCGCAATACAGTAAATAATATGAAGTGCGATAATGTTGAAAATGCTCCCATTAATTTTAAACACGGAGTTCAAGGACCAATTTCAAATGATTTAAGAATAATAAATTTAAAAAGACATTTATACAAACGTTAATATAATTCAAAGTAAAAAATTATATTAACTAATCAAATTATTTAAGTTTAATACGTCTAAATAATTCTAATGCAACAATTCCGCCCAATACTTGTGCAATAACATAAGGCAATAATTCTGTTTTAGGTAATTTACCTGCGGCTGCCATCATAATTGATACGGCTGGATTAAAATGTCCACCAGAGATGGGTCCTCCAAGTAATATAACTACTGCTAAAGCAGCACCGATTGCTAATGCATCTCCTGTTGCAATAATTACATATAAGAAGAACACTGTTCCTAAAAATTCAACTAAATATTTATTCATTATAAATTATAATTATATTTTTTTTTAATTATCAGTTTTATAAATTGGATTATATGATTTTTGTTTTGCATATCTTGTATAAATAGATGAATCATATACATATTTTACATTAGTATTTGAAACAGGTACGTTTTGATCATCACAATCTTGCTTAATACCACCCCTCATACGATTTACACCTCCAGTAAAAACCATATTAGATAAAGGATTAGGTCCTTTACATGCGAAATTTTGACGAGACAACCAATCGCCTGCATTTTGTGTTGCTCTAAATCCTCCAATTTTTCTTGGTTTTCCATTGTATGTATTTCCAGTATAATTGCCATTCCATGAAGTTCTTAATATGTTTCTCATACGCGCCCAATGATTGGTATTATCATAAATTTCTTTGTTACTTTTTTTAACTTGATTACTATTATTATAACTAAGTTCCATTTATATATTAGTAATAATAAAAAAATATTAAATTAAAAATTAGATTAATTAAAAAATTGATTAAATGTTTAGGTATAACTATAATTAAATATAATAAAATATGGGTGCTGCATATGAACTAGAAAACAATATACAAATAATTAGCAATGATGATATTATGATGGTTAATAGTATGATGGAGGACGAGTATGAAAACACTAGCGATGAGGATGATGACGATTATTTAGATGAAATATATAATGAAGATGCTGATCATATAGAGAATTTTAAAGAAAATAATGCATATTATATAGGTCTTTGTTATAAAGATACGCATCAAAACGAATCTATAATATTAGATATATCAATATCTGCTACGTTATTTTTAAAGTACGATTATAATACAATTTATAATCTATTAGGTGGACCAATGGTTAAGAAAGATAAAAATGTACAGATTGATAATTGGCTTTATTATCATAAAAACAGAGAAATAGAGTTACAAATTATGAAAACGAATTACAAAAATTTAGATAAACCGGAAGTTGAATGGGAATTAGGTGTAATCATAAAAACGCATTGGCTAAGATTAATTCAACGCACATGGAAACGTATTTACAAAGAAAGACAAACTATAATAAAAGCCAGAGGTAATATATATAGTATATCTTATAGAATGTTACATGGTCCATGGCCACCCGAGTTGAATTATTTACCTGGATTAAAGGATATGAAACTATAGAAATATAAAAAAAATATAAAAAATATGAGTAATTATATTTTTTTTAATGTAATGTATTAATTCTTATTTTGTTAAAATACGGGGAACAACATTCATTGTCATTAATTCTTGGAATAATAATTTACAGGCATATGGAATTTCCACATAATCAAAATCAATGCGATTGTCACACGTTCTACAATGATGTACATGTAGCGTATCATTATATGCTGCAATCATACCACACGATTTACATACGAATACTTGGTATTTGTCCGAGCCATCATATATACGACCCTTTGTAAATCGCGAAGCGCCATGACTAATCATACAATCCCTTTCCATTTCTCCAAATCTTAGACCACCGTCACGACTTCTACCTTCAGCTGGTTGACGCGTAAGATTAACCATTGGTCCTATAGAACGACTATGTTGTTTATCATTCACCATATGCTTAAGTCTTTGATAAAATACTGGACCCATAAAGATGTTACTTTCCAATTGTTCTCCAGTAAGACCATTGTATAATAGTTCATTGCCGTGTTGTTCATAACCATTTTTAAGCAACTCGTCTGAGATAAACTCAATGTCTAAATCCCCAAAACTAGTACCATCGCCAAATAATCCCAATTCCAACAATGCCTTACCGAGAAGAGTTTCTTTCAACTGCCCAATAGTCATACGCGAAGGAATAGCATGAGGATTAATAATAATATCTGGTTTTAGACCATTAGCAGTAAATGGCATACTTTCCTCTGGAATAATATTACCAATGGTACCCTTTTGTCCATGACGTGAACTAAATTTATCACCAATTACAGGCTTTCTAACGTTACGTGTTCTAACCTTTGCAAAATTATAACCTTCTCCATTGCGTTCAATATAATTCTTGTCTACATATGTTTCTTCATGGGTTCTAAAAATTTTACTTTGATCTTCATATTTAATTACTTTTGTATGATCATTGCGATTTTCTTTAATCGGAATAACTTTGGAAATAATAATATCGCGATTTTCCAATAGTGTATTTTCAGGAATAACACCACGTTGGTTTACTTTATTATAATTACCAAATTTCATACCCTTTGTCTTGGAAGGGTCAGGTTTACATCTGATTTCTTCATCGCCGTGAATTTTCTTATCTTCATCTCGTTCCGTATGATAAATAGTAGCTTGAAACAATCCTCTGTCAATAGATCCTTGATTAAATAATATACTATCTTCTTGGTTATATCCAGTATGACTCATAATTGCAACTACAACAGGACAACCAGACGGAATCTTATTAATATGTATTAGATTCATAATACGCGTATCTACCAATGGACGCATAGGATAATTTAGTACATAGGCGGTCTTATCCATTCGTTTATCAAAATTCGTCATATATACCCCCATTGATTGTTTAGACATGGCACATTGATATGTATTTCTAGGCGATTGATTATGTTCAGGAAACGGAATACACGAAGCCAAAATACCAAATATTGTACTAGGGTGGATTTCACAATGTGTGAAATTTTTATCATTATTTAAGTTGTCAGGCTTCATTGAAATAACACACGCATTTTGTTCATCTGGGTCAATATATTCAATGACCGATTCATCAATATGTACATTACTCAATAAATCATTCCAATGTAATTCTTTTTTACTAAGTTTATCAACGATTGATTTTGTAATAATTAGATTATTGTTATTTACTTTTAACAAAGGTCTTGTTACTCTACCTCCATCATTGCATATTTTAATTTCTAGTTTTTTATAATCAAATATAATAGAAGTATAAATATTTAACATACCCGATGTTTTCTTGTTTTTTAAATTTTTAAATAATGCAATAGGATCGTCTTTTACAAATCCAACCCATGCTCCGTTTACAAATATTTTTACTTTCTTAAATAATTCAATAGGTGTACATTCTTCAATAGGTACAATATATGGCATTATGTATGCAAATATAGGTTCACTGTCGGATGATAGTGTTACATGTGTCATATAACTTAAATTCTTAACAACACCTACAGATTGACCTTCTGGAGTTTCTGCTGGACATAAAAATCCCCACGTAGAATTGTGCAACATACGAGGAGGAATCAACTTACCACTTTTATCAATAGGCGTACTAATACGACGTGAGTGACTTAAACTAGACGCATAAGTAAGGCGATTTAAAACTTGCGCAACCCCTACTTTTGTGGAACTGGATTGTTTAATTCCAAAATCGCCAGTACTTAGAGCACGTTTAATACCATTTTCAATAGTAGCAGATTTAATGATTTTATATATGTTTGTATGGTTAACAATATTATCATAATCATACGTTGATCGCCACGATCCTGTATTAATTTCACGAATAATCTGTTTTTGCATATCCTTCACAAGCTTATTGAAATAATTTCTAAATAGATTATTTAGTAGCGACCCAGTTAAATCAATGCGCTTATTTAAATACGAATCCCTATCATCTTGTTTTGTAATACCCAATCCAGCATGAATTAACTTACGTGTCATATATCCCAAATAATATATTTTTTGTATTTTATTATGGCAATGAGGGAACAAATCATTATTGATAACTTCTAGTGCATATTCTCTTTTTTTAATTGCACCCTTTTCGGGTTCCATATTTATAGGAGTATACATAACATTAGAGGTAATGATTTGAATAGCTTCCGCTTGAGTGAGTGTAGAATTAGATTCAATGATAGAAGCTTGTAAGTATTTTAATACTGCTAGTTCATTTTCATTTTCAATATCTAAACACACATACTTAGATATATCTTTATCCGAGATTACACCTAATGCGCGAAACAATATAAATAACGGAATAGTATTTTTCATTCTAGGAATTTGAATATGAATAGTATATCCATGCCCATTATTCTTTTGACTAATCATCATATTAATTTGTTTAGGAGAAATACATTTAAAGTCGGGAACAGATTTTAACTCTGCTTGCCACTTCCATTTAGTATTATTTTTAGAAATATTATAACAATAGACTTTATTTTCAGCAGCTCTTTCTTGGCCTAATACAGTTTTTTCGGATCCATTAATAATAAAATATCCACCTGCATCTAATTTACATTCGCCAGTAATATCAGTAGATATATGCTTATATTGCGAAAGAAGACAAATATTTGATTTTAGCATAACAGGTAATTTACCGATATGGATTTGAGATATTTTTTTGTGAACAATTTGAATATTTTCCAAATTTTCACCATTACGAATAATATATTTAATATTAAGATCAAGTGTCATATTAGATGAATAAGTAAAATTTCTAAGACGAGCTTCTTGAGGGAACATTAGTTTTGTAGCACCGTTATTTTCATGAATTTGCGGATGATGAACTTGAAAATTTTCAAAATCAATTTGTACTTCTAGTGAGTTTTTGCCAGAAATTGGATCAAACGAATGTTCAGACGCAATTGTAACAGGATTAAACATATCTATTGTTTTTTTAATTTGATAATTTACAAATAAATTATAAGACTCTATTTGATGTCTTACTAATTGTTTTAAATGTTGATCTCTAAAATAACTTCCTATAATAGTCCATGGAGTTTCCACATATTCATCAATGGCGTCTTGGTCATCAATGCGTGTTTTTAAATTATAATCCATCTTAGACATATTTGTTATATTAGCCATTAATATATAGTGTAATCAATTTTTTATATAAGTTTACTAATTATTAATAATTAATTATTAGTTATAAAATTAAAATTTATTAAGACATATTTATTATATACATGTCATTAAAAAAACAAATAACTATAAGTCCAAATTTATTAAAATCTGGAGGTGGATCTATTAAAAATAAATCAAGCAATAAAAAGAAAGAAAAAGTAAAATTAAATAGACCGAGTAAATTAAAAACAGAATTTTTAAAAAGAATTAAGACTCATAAAGAAAACATAAAAAATGAAAAAAAGGAAGATGTAGCATTTTCCTCTGATTTTAAAGAGTCAATGAGTTATTTGATGGATATGATGAAGGATAATATACCATCAAATCGGGGTAGAACGTTAAAACATAAAAAACAACAACAACATACTACTCCTCATGTAAATTTGGGAATACCAGTAGAATTAACAAATGAAAATACAATTCAAATATCAACTCCTGCATTAAAACAAC